CTCTGATACAGGTTCGATTCCTGTTGGAGGTACCAGTTGTTTTTATGCAACAACACCAAAAAAAGCATTGCCAAATTACACTTAATTTGTTATAATAGATCATATGAAAGTTTTAGGATAGGTACAGCAATCAAATTAATTACTTGGATTGCTAATGCGTTGGTTATAACTGGAGCCTATACGGGCTTTGAAGGTTATAGCTGAAGACAATTTAGCTAGAGGAGTTTCGACAATTCTCCTCGATAAAAACAAAAAGTAGACAACTATCCTGTTGTATTTTTAAAGTTTTAGGATCGGTGCAGCAATCAACTAACGTGTAAAAGCGTAACAAAAGCTAGTCTGGGAAAGATAAGGCAACAAACCCTTATCCCTTAGACAAGGTGATTTTCGAATTTCTCACTGTAATCAAAAAGAAGAAACCGATCCTGTTGTTTTTAGGTTAAGTTCCGCAAACAATTATGCAATGAAAACTGAAAGACCGGTTCGATTCCGGGCTCCCTTCGGGGTCTAGTGTAATGGTAGCACAACAGTCCGCAAAAAGTTTAACCTGTTGATTTGAAAGGAAAATATTATGTCAACATTCGTAGAAGCCGTAGTAAATCAAGAAGCCCGTACCGAAAATGGTATGAAGGCACGTAAGTCAACTGCTAATGCAGTCGTAGACCTGTTCTACAATATTGGTGCATCACGGGGTAAGAACGTGATTCCAGCCTTCACCGCCGCATTCGTGGAAGATAAGGCCCTTGCCCTGCGCGTAGCCGCATGGGTTCGTGATGTGCGTGGTGGTGCTGGTGAACGCCAATTGTTCCGTGATATTCTAGTACACCTAGAAAACACTGATCCAGCATCGGCAAAAGCACTGTTGGCCAAGGTTCCTGAATTGGGACGTTGGGACGACCTGTTTGTATTTAAGACCAAGGCCTTGAAAGAAGCCGCTTACACTATGTTGGGTGATGCCCTACGTGAAAAGAACGGTCTTGCTGCAAAGTGGACACCTCGCCAAGGACCAATCGCGGCAGAAATTCGGAACTTCCTCGGAATGTCTCCAAAGTTCTTCCGTAAGTCTCTGGTCGAAATGACCAAGGTTGTTGAAACCAATATGTGTGCCAAGGATTGGAATGGGATTAATTTCTCACATGTTCCATCCGTGGCAGCATCTCGTTACAAGAAGGCATTCAACCGTAATACTGAAACTTATGCAGCATACGTTGCAGAGTTGAAGAAGGATCCAAAAGATCGTACAGTTGAAGTGAAGGTTAACGCTGGCGCAGTATATCCATATGATGTGCTGAAGGGTCTTGTTTCTGGTTACAACGTGTTTGACAAGACTGAATTGGACTTGATCCAAAAGCAATGGGAAGCACTACCTAACTTTGTTGGGGATGCAAACATTCTGCCTTTGGTTGACGTTTCTGGTTCTATGTCTTGCTCGGCAGGTGGATCAGGTTCGAAGTTGACTTGTCTCGAAGTTGCAGTCTCACTGGGATTGTATCTTTCCGACAAGAACAGCGGAAAGTTTAAGGATACGTTCCTGACTTTCTCCTCAACTCCAGAGTTGAAGACTTTGAAGGGTAACATCATTGAAAAGATTAGCCAATTGGTTTCATCTGATTGGGGAATGTCTACTGACTTGAATCTTGCGTTTGATGAAATCCTTGATGTAGCAGTTAAGGGCAATGTGCCAAACAGTGAAATGCCTGGAATGTTGCTGATACTTTCGGACATGCAATTCAATGTTTGCGTTATGCATGATGATTCTGCAATTCAAATGATTGCACGTAAGTACGAAGCAGCAGGATACATCTTACCAAAGGTTGTGTTCTGGAACTTGAATGCATCATATGGCAATACGCCTGTGAAGTTCGACAAGTCTGGTGCCGCATTGGTTTCGGGGTTCTCTCCAGCCATTGTTAAGCCTCTGCTATCTGGTGACATGGAAGACTTTTCACCAGCAGCCGTGATGATGAAAACCATCATGGTCGACCGTTATACTGTGATTTAAAAATCTAAGTATAATTGGGGACTCGAAAGAGTCTCCATTTTTAACCGCATACCATACGCCCTCTTGGAATGGGAGATAGTGTCCAAAGCACTGAAGAAAGGTTTAAATGCGGTTAAAAATGAAGACACAAAGAATCAATGAACATATGCTTGCATACAATCTTGCAATGCATAATGCTGTTCAACATAAAATAAAAGAATATCAACACATACTTGAAAAAAAGGGATTGGATAGAATTGAAGAATCTCGTGTTCAAAGGGCCATACGGCTAAACTTAGATAAAGGAACACACGTTGATATAGAATGTTAATTGCGAGTGTGGTGGAATGGTATACACAAGGGACTTAAAATCCCTCGCCGCAAGGCTTGCGGGTTCGAATCCCGCCTCTCGCACCAATTTTATTGCCTTGGTAGCTTAATGGTAAAGCGGTCTACTCATAATGGACGGAGTGGGAGTTCAATTCTCTCCCAAGGCACCATTTATTGACTCATCATCAATTCATCGACAAACTCCAACAATAGTTTGTGATGTTCACCCTTATGCCAATGCTTATTGATATATTGCCAGGGTTTTTCGTACCAATATTGTAAACTTTCAGGATGGCATCCGATTATCCCAATGTTACGTTGAATGATAGAAAATTGCAATTGATGGTTTAATGTTGCTTGACATTCTTGGATCCGGGTGTTAATAATTTGGCTTCTTCACCCACACCAAGTACGCAAGTCATTTTACCATCGAATTGAATTATAGTCCATGTGCCAGTTTTAGAATTCATTAGAACACCGTAAATTGTTTTTGTTTCAGAATCAATTCCCCTCCATATAGGTTTTTCGTTATATTCACCATTCACTAATTCATCCATCAATACTGATGTATCATCACATACAAATTTTTTATTAACATATTTTAATTCTGATTGAGCAAGTGTTGTCAATAAACTTAGCATCAGAAAGATAGAAATTGATCGTTTATACATTAAAATCCCCTATTAGTTATAACATAAAAGGTACCTAGAATAATTGGTATTATTATTGCCATTGCAGCTATGAAATATAATACATTCATAAACATCTGAGCCATTGCTTCTTTATCTTTTTGTCTCTTGTCTACAATTGCTTGTTCGGCAGCATTGCGTTCCTTCATCATGCGTACTCGTTCTGCCATCATCTCTTTCCATACATCGTCGTTACCACTCCAATATAGCATATCTTTCAATTCTCTTTCATTATCTCGTAACGCCTTTGACGCCATTGCAATTTCAAGTGATTGTCTGTTAATTTGAGCATCAGTTTTTCCAATATTACCAATTCGCATTTTTGACGATGCAATATGTACTTCATCTGCCGATTGATAGAACGAACCAAACTCTTTGTAAAGACTCTTTACATCTTTTCCGAGTGCAATCGCAGCTTTGATGCCTTTTACAGCACCTTGTGCTATTGCAAAGGCTGTGAACGGATCAATCATAGTCTTTTAAATAAAGGTTTTTCTCTTATTTCCCATGTTATACATACACTTGGATTACGTTGGCTTGGATCTGGAGAACCCGTCCACCTCACACAGACATACTCTCGATTCTTGTTTATTTTTTCATTCGGTGGTGCAGCAGTTACAATGAGGTTTGCTGTTAGTAACATGATTATTACCATTAATTCTTTCGGTTCGTTCTAATTCATACCAAAAAATTATGTTGACAATCATATAATAATTTGCTATAATAAGCGTTCAAACCATGGAAACACTATGGTATTTATCGAAAAAAACATGTAGGAATTGTTATGGAAAAAATCAAAAAACTCCCATCACTAATGGTTTTTGATGATTTTTATGAAAATCCTATGGCCGTCCGTGAATATGCACTATCTTTACCTTTTAACATCAGTGGTAACTTTCCGGGTGTGCGGACAGATATTACAAAGGGTGTTGATAATAAAGCAACCAAGGCTCTTTTCGAATATTTGCTGGGTGTGAAGATAACATGGTGGCCTGAACAATATAATACATCATTTCAATATACTACCGGTGCCGATAATACTTGGATACATTATGATACAACTCACTGGGCAGGTGTGATTTATTTGACACCGGAAGCACCATTGGAATCCGGTACAGCTATCTACCGCAACAAAGAATCTAAAATACATACACTGAATCGGAATAATTCTGCAAGTGATTATCCGGGTGAAAATAATATGAATGATTGGGAACCAATAATACAGGTTTCCAACATTTTTAATAGATTGGTAATTTATCGCGGAGAATATTACCATAGAAGTATGATGCCAGGTTTTGGTGACAATCAATTCAACGGAAGGTTATTTCAGACCTTCTTTTTTAACACAGGGGTATAATTATGAATATTTTGGGAATTAAATTGGTAACTGGTGAAGAAGTGATTGCTGATACAATTCGCCTTCAAGATGGTCGACTTTCACTCAAAAATGCTGTACAATTACGTATGACTCCTCCACAGATTGCAGGTGGACAACCCGGCCTAGGTTTCACTCCTTTTCCCACTTTCTCTATTCAAAATGAAAGCGTGATGATTGAACCGATTCATGTTGTTTACAGTTACAATCCAGATGAGAGCATTACACACAACTATAAGCAAATGTTTGGTTCTGGTATTATCACTCCCTCAAAACAAATTATTACAGGTTAATGACACATTTTTATACCAATGTTCAAACAGTAGGTAACAACATTCTTTTTCGGGGTGTTATTGATGGTAATCGAGTTAAAGCTAAAATTCCTTACAAACCCTCTTTCTTCGAACATGCAAAAGAAGTAACAGATTTCAAATCATTGGATGGAACTTATCTTCGTGAACACAAGTTTGATTCGATGCGGGAAGCACGAGATTACGCCAAACTCTTTGATGGTGTTTCGGGAAAGAAGCTCTATGGAAACTCACGTTTTGAATATGCGTATATTGGTGAGCAATACACGGGTATGGTTGACTGGGATCAGGATAAAATTTCAATTGGTGTTATAGATATTGAGGTTGGTTCTGAGAATGGTTTTCCAGACCCCTACAAAGCAACAGAACCAGTTACTGCTATTGCCTTGAAGTTTCTTGGTGGTGGTATGTTCATTTTTGGTTGTGGTGACTATGTGGTTCAGGGTAATGAACGTTATATGAAGTGTAAAGATGAATATCACTTACTGAAATTTTTTCTTAAACTTTGGCATGAGAAATGTCCAGATGTTCTGACTGGCTGGAACACCAAGTTCTTTGACGTACCATATTTGGTTAATCGGATCACCAAAATTCTCGGTGATGATGAAGTTAAAAAGCTCTCTCCGTGGAATATCATTTCTGAGCGTAAGACTGTCGTTATGGGTCGTGAACAAATTGTTTACGACCTCATGGGTGTTGGTGATCTTGATTATCTCGAACTCTACAAGTGGTATTCTCCTAATGGTAAATCTCAAGAGTCTTATCGCCTCGATGCGATTGCACAATTCGAACTTGGTGAAGGTAAAATCTCGTATGATGAATATGAAAACTTACATTCACTCTATCGTCTTAATTTCCAAAAGTTTATCGAATATAACATCAAAGACGTTGAGTTGATTGTACGATTCGAGGATAAGTTGAAACTCGTAGAATTGGCACTTACTCTTGCGTATGATACCAAGACAAACTACAATGATGTATTTGCACAGACTCGCATGTGGGACGCTCTGACTTACAATCGACTACTCCAAGATAACATCATTGTGCCACCTCGTGTGATTCAACACAAAGATGGAATGTTTGAAGGTGCATATGTCAAAGAAGTTCAAGTTGGTAAACACGATTGGGTTGCATCGTTTGACTTAAACTCAATGTATCCACATTTGATGATGCAATTTAACATTTCACCCGAGACTCTGATTGAGCCCGAGAAGTATACCGATGCAATGCGTCAGGTTCTTTCTTCCGGTGTTGATGTTGAACGTATGTTGAAGCAGTCTGTTGATACCAGTTCTTTGGAGAATGTAACACTTACACCAAATGGTCAATTCTTCCGGACTGATGTTCGCGGTTTCCTTCCTAAGATGATGGAAGAAATGTATGAAGACCGCAAGAAGTTTAAGAATTTGATGCTTCAAGCAAAGAAGGAATATGAAAACGAAAAAGATAATTCTAAGAAATATGACATTGAAAAGCGGATTGCTCGTTACAATAACCTACAATTAGCGAAAAAGGTTTCTCTGAATTCAGCATATGGTGCTCTTGGTTCACAATACTTCCGATTCTTCGACCTTCGTATGGCTGCTGCCGTTACACTAGCAGGTCAACTCTCAATTCGTTGGATTGAGAACAAGATGAACGATTACATGAACAAACTCTTGAAGACAGATGTAGATTATATCATTGCATCAGATACCGATTCGATTTATCTCAGACTGAATGAACTTGTTCAAAAAGTTTATGGTGTAAATGGTAAAGTGTCAATTTCACCAAACAAAGTGATTGAGTTTATGGATCGTGTTTGTGAAGACAAGATTCAACCATACATTGATAGAGTGTATGAAGAACTTGCTGTATATGTTCATGCGTATGAACAGAAGATGCAAATGAAGCGTGAAGCACTTGCAGATAAAGGTATCTGGACTGCAAAGAAGCGATACATTATGAACGTATACAATAATGAGGGTGTTCAATACAACGAACCACAAATTAAAGTTATGGGTATGGAAATGATTAAGTCTTCTACGCCTGCGCCTGTTCGCCAGAAGATGAAAGATTCTATCAAAATTATGATGACAGGTACTGAATCTGATATGCATAACTTCATCGGCACTTTCCGTACAGAATTTAAGAAGTTGCCACCTGAAGATATTTCGTTTCCACGTGGTATCAATGGTATTAAAGAGTATGCTAACAAGACTACCATATATTCAAAGGGAACACCAATTCATGTGAAGGGTGCATTGCTATATAATAACTTCATAGAAGAAAAAGGTCTGACAAAGAAATATGCACTCATTCAAAATGGTGAAAAGATTAAATTTGCCTATCTGAAGAAGCCTAATCCATTCAAAGATTCTGTAATTTCTTTTCCCGGCAGGCTCCCAGCCGAATTTGCATTGAATGGTTATATTGATTATGATATGCAATTTGAAAAGACCTTTTTGGATCCAATTAAGACAATTCTCGATTGTATGAATTGGACTACAGAAAAGACAAACTCACTATTCGATTAATACAAAAATACAAGGAAAATTATGAGCATTTTGGATAAAATTAAAAAGAACAGTTCTATTAAAGAATCTGCCATTCTGGCGAAGTCTAAATTCTTTACTGACAAGGACATGATTTCAACATCAGTTCCAATTATCAATGTTGCACTCTCCGGTAAACTGGATGGTGGTCTAACACCAGGTCTTACAATGTGGGCGGGACCCTCAAAACATTTTAAGACTGCTTTTTCACTCTTGATGGCCAAGTCTTATCTTGACAAATATCCAGAATCTGCATTGTTATTCTATGATTCAGAGTTTGGTACTCCTCAATCTTATTTCGATTCATTTGGTATTGATACCAATAGGGTGCTGCATACTCCTCTCACAGACATTGAACAACTCAAGTTTGATGTTATGCAACAAATCAAAGAATTAGATCGCTCCGATAAATTAATTATCATCATAGATTCAATTGGTAACCTTGCATCTAAGAAAGAAGTTGAAGATGCGCTCGAAGGTAAATCTGTGGGTGACATGACTCGCGCCAAGCAGATTAAATCTTTGTTTCGTATGGTGACACCACACCTTTCAATGAAAGACATTCCTATGGTTGTTGTCAATCATACTTACAAAACAATGGAACTTTATTCAAAAGACGTTGTTGGTGGTGGAACAGGTTCTTACTATTCAGCCGATAACATTTTTATCATCGGTCGCCAACAAGAAAAAGAAGGTACCGAAGTTGTTGGTTATAACTTCATTATTAATGTGGAAAAATCTCGTTATGTCAAAGAAAAATCTAAAATACCTGTTACTGTATCTTTTAATGGTGG